TTAATTTTTTTAAGGTGTTATTTTCTGAGGGCATATTCTTACACTATATGTTGTGCTGATTGGCTCAATTGAAGGCCCCTACGAGGCCCCTACGAGGCCTTCTAAGCCACTCCGAGGGGTCGATGGGGTCCACCTACCACCTCGACCCGGAACGATGCACAGGGGGTGTATGAGGCCCGTTCTATTTAAACCATTATGGTTATAATCATATTATTGTGCCTTTTCTAACAATGTGCCATGTTCCAGCAGAACCAACAATAGTCATCCATTCAGACGTAATAAGGTCAAAAGTAGTTGGGGTTGCCCCATTCATAACTGTAAAGGTATCTGAACCGTTACAAGTAAATGTTACTGTTCCTGCACCATTATTTTTTAAATGATATTCTCTTCCTATTACTGCGGCCGGCATAGCAACAGCAACCGCACTACCATTATCAGTAATGAAATAATTAGGAGTATCTAAAACTGCTGCTAAAACGCTAGTTGATGTATTATGAATTAAAGTTTTACCAATAGTTCCATCGACTTCAAATCTTGAAAGTGGGGCTGCTTTATTTATACCTACTCTAACATCTCCAGCAGTAGCACTTCCTACTAATGATAAAGTTTCAACTAAAGTACCATTTTGATTAGCAATGCTAAATAACATATCACCATATTCATTAGAAGCAGCCACAGATAAGGCCTTTGATGTTATTTTACCAATTGGCGCATCTGCTCCACCATTATCAAAAACATTAAAATTAACTGTTCCTGCATAATCGTCAGGAGCTGCACTTGCTCTATAATTTCTAAAATTTAAAGAAGGTCCTGTTGCGGCATCAACAGGTGCAGCATCTTGAATAATTAAATCTGTTTGACTTCCAGGATTAGTAATGGTAATATCTGACATTGTTTGCCAAGTTGTTGCACTAGAGGTAGAAGAAATTGAACCAGCAAAAGTACCAAGACTACCATTTTCATACATCAATGTTAGCGCGTTTGAAGTTTTATCAGTTGTAAAATATTGAATTGGTCTATCTGTCGCATTATCCAATGAGTTTGCTGTCATTTTAATCATCGCAACAGGAATATCTGTTGCTAGAATCATAGGCGCTTTATTAACATCAGCATTTCTTCCCATAATTTTAAGAACATTAGACGCATTAACAACAACCATCAAATACACATCCTCAGTAGTAGGAGTTACATCTTGGTCTGCTGTAACAATTGTTCCATTTGTTGTAAATCCTCCTTCAGCAACAGAAGTATCTAAAAGAATAGTATCAGAAACAACATTAGCAGTTATTCCATCTCTCATTACTGCGCCAGCGGCAATCACTATTTGTGTAAATGAACCACCATCTGATTGTGCAATATCAAAATCAGTAGCACTTGCTTTATATGCAAATGAACCTTTCAATCCTTTATGTAACATATCAAATAATCCACTATGAGGATAGTCAGTTCCATCTTGAAGATTTAACGTGGGCAAAGTTGCCATTTGAGTTAAAAAGAATGGGTTAACCGCCATCATTCCACCTCCACAGTTAATGTGATTTCTAATTCATCAGAAGAACCGAACGTTCCTAAAGAGTCGAAATTCACTCTAGAAAGCATAATTACTTCTGAAGCATAATTACTTCCACTCGTTGCTGGGTCAGCAGTTCCACCATACATTTCATCAAACCCAGTATCTACTGGTAATGTTCCAAATACACCAAATTCTCTAACTGTATTACCATCCAATTGTGAACCTGTAAATGTTGCTGTAAAATCAATAACATTCTCATTGGATTCAGAATTTGAAGTAACAATACGAGTTGTTAGAATAGGAACATCTAAATCATTTGAATTCGGGTTTGACGCATTACCGCCTACGCCAACATTGGCTTCAGTAAAAAATTCTTTCAAGAAAAGTGCAACCTTTCTTTTCGCTTTTTCAGTTATCATAAATCTCTCTCCAAGAGTGTTGTTACGGTTTGACCCAAACCGGAAAAGCCCATTGTGTATGTTCCGGTGTTAATGGCGGTAGTGAACCCTATAAACGTGCCGGTGGAGGTAGTAGTTGTTTTCTTAATAAAGATTTTAACTGATTTGATTTTAACGGTATCAACCAGTTCGTTTGTGATAGTATTGCCTTTAAATCTATCTCCGCGTAAATAAGCAGCAACCTTTTTATTTTCGGCAAGTAGTTCTGCTAATCTCACATCCATGCTTTTATTATACGCACCTAAATCTAACTCTAATTTACCAAAACTAGAGTGGTATATTTGTAATACCATATATGGACCCCTAGCAATATTCTCTCTAGGAAGGTCTAATGTAATAATATCTCCGGCTTGTAAATGTTCTAATCCTTTTGTTCCAGCAGAAATATGAATTGTCTTTTCATTATTAGAATGGGCGGATAGTAAAGCCCGCGCTCTATCATTAGTTTCTGTTTCTGTGGTTAATTTATCATCAAATTCTTCATAAACCTTTTTACCTATAGATTTAATACTAGATGGATTTCGGGCAGTAGATTTTACACCCCTGCCATATACGGTAATATGATTATAGAAACTAAATGCTGCACCTTTTTTCTTAATGCTAATTACATTTACTTGGTCGGATTTAGCATCTGAAATTTCAATAGGTAGGAATCTTAAATTTGTATTTGTTTTTTCTAATTTAATTGTGTCAACATCAATTATCAATCTTTTCTTTTTTAATTTTGCGAGATAATTACTAGCCGTAAATACATCAATCCCTTGAAAATTAGGAGCAATATATTTAGGATATTCAATTGTACTATCAGTATATGTAATAGTATTTGATTCTAATATGTCTTCAATAATATCTTCAGCCTCTTGACAAATGGTTACAGTTGTTCCAATTTTACCAGTTACCGGGTTACTAAGTTCCACGGGTCTAGGGCTGATAATAGTAAAGGGCGTTCCCATTGATACTGCACCAATCATTTCCGGCATATTTTTAGAGAATGTTAATTCTACCTTTTTATTATTAGAAGTAGTGTAGTTAGAAGAAAAGGTAATATTAGTTGTAATCGTTTTATTACCATCTGTTAATGTAAATGGATATGTTCCATTTTTAATTGGCTGACTTTCAGTATCTCCACCGAATAAATCATCTGCACTTCTTGGAATAAGATACTCACTAGTCGATTTATTATCTGGGTCAATCATTACATACATTGATAATACGGCTTCATCATAATCCTCTTTACCGTATGTACTATTTCTATCTACTCTAATAGATTCATATGTTTGACCAACGGTTGTTCCGGCCCCATCATCTATTTTTTTAGTGTTAATAACAGGATATGAACCAATATTGGTATACATTTCTGGAGTGAATGCCATTTTTGTAGTTTTAGAACTTAAAGTATATAATGGAATAGTATCTGGAGTAATATCATACATACATATTTCAGCAGGTCTCATGACCCTAAATGAAATATAATCAAATTTATTCGGAGTTCCACTAGTAGTAGCCGAAGGAGGATTATCAATTAATATATGATGAGTAACACTACCATTTTTTCGAGTTTTGAGTTTAGTGTGAGAAATAATATAATGTATAGTGTCTGGAATAATTTCTGAAGAACTGTGCGCGTTATCTGAGCGAGAATTAGTTCTAGTTAAACTACCACCATTTGCATCGTTAGCAAATTTACCCGCAGAAGATACTAAATAATAACCTGTTAAATTAGGGGCATAATCTAACCATTGGTTCTCTTCCGCCCGAATAGTTCCACTACTAGCATAAATTTCAGGATGAGTCCCACTACCTGCATCTGGGTCATTATTAAATGTAAGTAATAATGTTTCTTTTCTATTAGTAGCATCATCTATTTTATAGTAATCGTCTATCTTTCTAGCAAGATTTGATACCGGAAAGGTATTAAGACCAATGTATAATACTGGCTTAAATACATAATATGCCCCTTCAGCTTTATATTGACCACAAGTTAATGACCCACCATCTGCATCATAAGAAGAAAAACTTTCAAATTCATTCTCCATGAAAGTCTTACTATGAAGAACACCTGTTGTAACAGCACTACCGCTAGCCCATCTAGAAACACAATCTGTCTTATTTGTAAAATTATTTTCTTTAACAACTGTAGATGCTCCTTTGGAAATGATTACTGCTTCAGGGGGTGGTGCGCCACCTTCTTTTGTAATAGGATGACGTTCTAAAACGACCATTCTATTTTTACTATATGCGTTTTCATTAGTAGCCACTTTCACTCCATATGTAGTTTTTTCTAAAATTCTTGATGGATGATTACCTATTGAACTACCAATCAAAGACTCATATTTACCAATAGGGTCGCCAACACCGGGAGTAGCAGCAATTGTAGCACTAATTAAAATAGTATTAACAGTTGTTCCAGTAACCATACCAATAAAAGTAGATTGAGGCGCTAATGTATTATCATATACACCATCCCCTATTCTAAATATATCTCTAGGGTCGCCAGTAGTATTGATTGTAGTTCCAGAAGTCCCTGAACGAAATGTTATTCCAGTATTACTATTTAAATGCACATTGGAAACTATAGGTAACATAATAGCTTGATTGGTCAATTGGGAAGTTTCAAAATTTAACGACTCAGTTCTATAAGCATTAGTAGTCGCACTAAAAATAGCCCCTTGCATCAAATTAACATTATGATTTCTATGATTCGGGCTAGCCTTACTAGTAATGGTATCTTGATTGGCTCTTCCAACAAATTCGAATTTTCCATATCCATAATCACTTCCACCATAAGAATTACTCGCCATTTTATATATTGGTCCATAATATCTGTTCCCAGCACTATCATAATTAGCAGCAGCACTAAGAGTAAAATTACCAGAGGCAAAACTTTCAGCAGCAATACCACCTAAACATATACCATCGTGAGTGAATATAAAATCCCCTGCTGCTAAATTATTATAATCTCCAGCAAAAGTTAATGTGTCAAAATCAACATCATAGGCTGTAATATATGGATTGGTAGATGTTCCGGTAACTTGTTCAACCACATTAAAAGTAGTATATACAAAACCGTCTAATCCTGATTCTTTAGGAGGAGGTTTCTCTGGGTCAATTAAATTAAATTGTGAATCATATGTCACTTCGATTAAACGCATAAGATTATATCTAGATAAATCATTAAGATTTTTATTTGCGCTTTCTATTGCTACAGTTTCATATGAATCATCTTTTAATAATTCTCTAGAAGCTTGCCCGTCATAAAATTCAGGAGTAGTAGACTCTTCTGTAACTCCCTTACTCTTCAATAATAAATTGTAATTAGAAATATTTCTAGTTCCATAAAACAAACTATTTTTTCGTTTGGCGCAATCGGGATATAAATCCGCTTTACAAAATAAATAATATTTTGTTAATTTCGGGTCTAATAATTCCAAATAATCTTTTGCTCTACTAATAGAATTAGATTTAAATCCTAAATATTCTCCCTGAGAACTTTTATCAACTAAAGATAATGGATGATTAGTCCAGTCCATTGCATTAGCAACGGTTTTTAATTTAGGAATAGTTTCTGATAATGGTCTAACTGTTCCTGAAGGCGGCATCCATAGATTAGTATTATCAGTAACAGTATTTTCGACAGTATTATATAAAACAATAGTAGTAGAAGTGCGTGATAAAACGATTCCTAAAAATTGCCCATTAGAATTGTAAACTAAATCCCCTTCAGAAAATATACCGACAGGGCTGGTAGTATCAACATTGATAGTATCATTTGCAAAAGTGGTGGTAGAGGTAGCACCATTTACTTTAACTGTTTGTTCTATAGCAAATACATATTTATGGTAATCTTCATAATTACTACCAAGAATAGGTTCTAGGTTTTTCATATCCGGGGGACTTTCAATTAATCTTCTATCTAATTCTGTTGCATCGAAATCTATATCTATTGTAGTATCTATTGAATTTTGAATGAATGGTCTAGTTCTATATGATTTACCAAACCCTTGTAAATTTCCAGTATCTACACTATACTTTTTCTCATTTCCATATCTAGTAGAAAAAGATTTATCCATATTTCTTCTCTTGCTTCTATATAATGTACCGGGAGAATTTTTATGAATATCATACACTCTAAACAAAAAGGCCCCGTATTTTTCAACAAAGTCCATATCACCATATGAATTACTATTAGTATTATCATGTTTGATTTGATGATTAAATGGAATAGTATTACCTGCTGTTGAAATAGTATGGTTAATTAATTGTAAAACTTCTCCATTATTAATACCTTGAGTATTTAAAAAGCTAATATTATGGTCCTTCTTAGAAGAGATTTTATAGATTTTACCACTAATAGAAGTTAAACCATTTTCTGAAGGGTTTCTATCTAAAATAATATAATGTTTGTCATCAGTTTCCCTGTAATAATTAGTGACTTTACCAATTAATACTCCATCTGAATTATAAATTGCTTCACCAATTAAACCTTTACTAGCAGCATCTACTTGATATCTAGTCATTATTGAATAATTCTGCGTTGGGACTAAAAACGATGTATATTCTATAAACCAAGAAATGCCCGTATCAACTAATGTTTCGGCATTAGAGTTTTTAATATTTGAATCGGTTCTTGCTAAAACCACCGGAGAAATTGGTGCTAAATCAATAATGCCTTTACCCTTATTAGAATCTACATTATTAATGCTGAAATTAGAAATAGCAGCAGGTGTATCGAAATTTCCATAATACCATGTCCCATCAATTTGTCCTGCTAATCTAGCCATAAAGGATGAATCACCAACAGTTTTATTTAAAACTCCAGATGATATGCCTTTTGGTGAATAAATTGGATAACCCACAGCCTCAATATGTGGATGAATACTACTATTTACTAAAACGGTATCTTCTACCCCATTAACAATAGTTTTTCCTGATGTAAAAAATAAACCTTTAGATGAAGTGCTATCTAAAGAAGTGGGAGTTTGAATAGCATAAGATGTATGTTCTAATGCTTTGGCGAAAGTAAAGTGAGGATTAACTTGAATAAAATATGTATTTCCACTAGGACTATTACATAATGCACCATCTAATAATGTAACAGTTTGACCTCCAGCAGAACCAGAAACTACGCTAACTTCACCAATTAAATTACCAACATCTAAATCCCCATGAGGGGAGGTGGAAGTATTACCATCTTCTTTAGCAAATACTAAATCTCCGACTGAAACCAAACTACCAGATGTTGTCGTTAAAGTCTTATCCCCAACTCGACAAGCGTTAATTGCCGCAGTAATGCTTGTTGAATCTTCTGCATCAATATAAGGACCAACAGTAGAATAAATAATATCTTCAGAATAATTATAATTTTTATTAACTAATGGTCCCAATAGTCTATTAATATCATTTCTGCCTTGAATTTTAAGTTTATGTTGCCCTTCTTCAATATAATCTTCAATGACTTCTGCATATCCCTTAAAAACCTTTTTCTCTAAAGTAAAATTCCCAGAATAATATGCTAAGAAATCTACAGTAACTACTGTCTTATCTAAATATAATTGTTGAGTAATAGCAGCAGTATCTAATTTAAGAAAACTATTTTTTTGGTCTCCGTATCTAACACCAAATCTTAAACCAGCTTGTGGCCCACCTAATAAACAAATTTGAGTTTTATATAATTTGCTATCAGTATAGCTTATTGTTGTATTTCCTTGTTTTAATGTAACTAAAACATCATCTACTGCGGTTACACTAGTCCCAGAATACTCAGCAATAGTATCAATATTAAAATCTACCATTAAGGTTTTAGTAATTGGCGACCATGTTCTTCTATATGATGTTTGTGCAACTATTGTTTCTGCTGCACCACTAATGCCTGTTGTCCATGAACCAGCAGTAGTTAATTTATACGCGTCAATTGTAATTGTTTGTGTTGCCGCTGAACTACTGGGCGCAGCAACAGCAGTAATTCTATAATTGTAATTTCCTATTCTAATAGAATCATAATCTGAACCATTTCGAATTAATAATCTTAAATCTTGGCCGTCTTCTAATCCAGAAAAGGTTAATGTGGTAGAAGACGTTGTTCCATCAACTGTTCCATAGATAGCAGAAGTATGATTTTCATCCATGAATCCACTATCTAAAGTTTTGAAAATATTAATTACATCATTTTGTTTAATCTTTTTGCTATAAATCCTTTTAGTATCAGCAAGGGTTAAATTCATATAAGTTCCGGTTTTTGTTGCAGACTCAAATACTTCTAAATCTATAACATGAGGAACGCTAGTCACCTTTTGGGGAGAAGAAGTGTAATGTAAATATCTTTTTGGTCCAACAAAATCATCTGATGCTGATGCTGCAGATTGAATTAAATCATTTTCATTCCGTAAATTATTTAAAAAGCAATCATTCCAATCTGAAACATTTGGTGTATAAGGAATATTAGTAGAATCATAATGCTCAGTAGATAATGTAGTTGCAGTATCAATATCTCCATGAGTTTTAAGATTATCTACTAATGAAATAAATGTGCTAAATCTACTATAATCAACAATTCGTTTACCATAATCTTCTTCTGTTAAGAAGCATCTTTGAAAATGTTGGCCTCTATTAAAATTAGAAATTGCTGTTCCAGCTTCACTTCTAGAACAATGCAACACGTATTTAGTATTATGATTTAATTGTCCTGCTTTATCTAATCTATCATCATAGAAATAAAAATTCGGTGAAGCAATATATGTAAATCCAGAATGTCTAGAATCATTTGCAGTTCCAGCGCCGTCAGTTTCATCAGCATCAATTAAATATTTATGCCCACTTCCAGCTAATCCATAACTAACTGCCACTACTTCTGTGTCTGTTTTTAATGGTCCCTTCCAAATGCTGAATTTAGTTCCTTTA